GTGGTGTTCCACCCAACTGTCTTTCTGATTCGGGTACACCATATTTAGAATCTACGTCATCAAATACACCTGAGCGTTTAATAACATTCTGTGTGTTGGTTAATTCAAAACCAATTGCTCTCTCAAGTCTTTGTTGTTGTAAATCCAACATAACTTCAGAATCACTAAATCCAAGAATATTTTTCTTAGCCCACGTATGTGATACTGGAAGAATACCAACTTGAGATTGGTCTGATGTTGCATCTTTATATAGTTGAACTTTTTCTTTCCATTGCTCAATTCTTAATAAATCAGATTGTGCAGATGGATTTGTTAATGATAATGAAAAGTTACTTAACTCATCTTCTAATCCAAGAAGATAAAGATGAATTAATGCAATCTTATTTAACTCTTGTATTAAAGATTTTTGAATACGGTTAATTGTTCTAGCAAAACGAATATCCATTAATGCCAATGTTTTACCATCACCAACAACTTCTTCAAAACCTAAAAACGCTTTAGGTATTCTCAATGCTGCTAACATCTTCTTTTGGATATATTCAATATCCGCAATTTCCCCTAAGTTTTGTGCTCCGGGTAATGTTTCAATTGGACTTGTTTGAGCGGCATCACGAACAGGTATGAAAAAATCTTGGTCTACCGCCATTTGATTGTATCTCATATCCACTTGTCCATTCCTTGCATCAACTACTTGGTCTCTTTTAAATTTATTAGCAACACGTTGAACATAAGCCTCAATATCTTTATCATCCATGTTACCAACAAAAACTTTAAATACACGTCTTTCGGGTGCTCTTGTGGTTCTATATATTAACATAGCATCTTCAGCAAGAAGTAATTGTTTCCAAATTCTTCTTATTTTATCTAACATTGATGTACCATATGGTAATTTTCTATCATCACCCAATAATCTAAAATGGGCAATTTCCCAAGCTTGAAATTCAACATCTTTGTTTTTCCAATTAAATCTCAACTCTCTTGAGGGTAAATTCATTGCTGTTTGTTGACCTGGAGTTTTAGATTCTTTTCCTTCTAATCTTTCAATCTCAATATTAGGTAATTGTTGACAACCTATAATACCTCTTTCTGGGTCAATTTTTAAATAAACAAAATCATCACCATACTTACACATACCTCTTGTCCACATTTGTAGATTGGTATTTAAGTCTAATCTATTTTTAAATAAATCGGTAAGGATTTCCTTAATTCTTGTTGATTCGGAAAATATAGTGATAAGTTCACCTTTTTCGGATAGTGTTGTTGATTCTTCTGCGTAAATGTCAAGTGATGCCGATATTTCGGGAGTAAACTCCATAGACTCATAATCATAATAAGCTGACATTCTATTTGGTTCATAATAAACCGATTGGTTATAAAGTGATTGGTCTAATTTAGTCCATTTATCTGCAATATATTCCGATTGTTGCGCTTGTAATAACGCTTTTTCGTATTCTTCTTTACTGTTTGTTTTTAGTATCTCATCCTTGTTAAAATTATAAGATGGGGCTTCCTCTGGCTTTGTTTTACCGGGATACCCAAACATATGTGTGAGTCTTTGAAATACTGTTTTATTATCTGTTGCCATGTATATAAATAGTTTTGATTTAGAATATAAGTATTTTATTCATCATAATAAAGGTTTATCTCTTTTTACCAAATAACCATGCATACTCTTTATATTGTTCTTTTGAACTCCCATTTTGTTGTGGAAACGCAGGATGGTTATCCATACCCATAGAACCAATTTGGTCAAATGCTGTACCATAAGAATAAAAAGACTTATTTGGTTCATATGTTCTTTCGGTAACAGTCCACGATTCTAACATCGCTTTATTTGACGCTTCACTTCTTTGTAATTGATTAAAACACATATCTCCAGCATAAAGTGCCATTGATAAACTCATTATTGAGTCATCATGTGCTCCCTTCATGTGGTCAGGTCTACCATTCATGTAAACAAAGGTGTTTAATTCATTTAATAAACGACTTGACCTAACTAAGAAACCTTTTCTAAGTTGTTCCTCAAATGCTGCAACAATTTGTGTTCTTTTATTATTAAAATTCAAACCAGGAATTTTCTCCATGGCTTTTGAATTATATTCCCATATATTTTTAGTATTAACCCCGTCAATATAAAGGTTCTTATAATTTAATTCTTGTAACTTCCTTGATGTTGCAACACCCATACCTCCGGTAATATCAATTACAATAAATGCATCATATAATATACCCCATTTATATGCAACTGACGCTAAATCATCAGGTGGTATTTTACCGATATATTCAGCAACCTGTTCTCTATCGTCAAAGTCAACTACATTAATTGAAGAAAAATCCTCACTATCTCCTCTACTTACATCCACACCCATAATATATCTGTGACCTTGAATAGGTTCTTTCCAATGCCAGAATGTACCTTGCATGTATTTTTCCTTTGGTACTCGAATCATATTCTTTGCAATATTTTCCTGTATTTCACCTGGAATAACACCATCTCCTGAACCTAAAAAGTCACACTCTAATTCNTGTGCNATTTTTCTTCTATCGTATTTGAATTTTTTAGACATNGATTCAAACCATGACGAATAGGGTTTATAACCTAGTTCATGTAACTCTTGGTATTTTTCAATGTCGAAGTCATAAAGAACAACATCATCATCGATATACTGTTCTCTATTTAACATGTAATGAACGATATCACTACACTTAACCCATTTTAGGTCTTTAGTATAACGAGGGTCTTTAAACCATCTTAAATCGGTAATATGAAAATCATTTATACCTCGAATTGCTTGGTCGTATACACCATAATAAATTGGGTCATAACCGTTAGGTGTTGAGATAAGAATAATCTTACCACCCGTTGATAGGGACGCCATAGATGCTGCCCAAAAATCATCACCAGCTTCAATGTATGCTGCCTCGTCAAATATTAGAATAGTTGGTGTATAACCACGTAACGCATCCGCAGATGTTGCAACGGCTTTAACCTCACATCCATTATTTAATCTAAATCTACTTTCTGAGTTTTTATCGGGTGAGAATCCAACATTAATCCATTCCGGCCATTGGTCTATGAAATGTCTAACTTTGTTAGCCATCTCAATTGCTGTATCTCTTTTGTTTGCAATGATAAGAACTCTTTCCGGATTTTCGGGTTTTGCTAATTGTAATATTTTAGAAACCCACGCCGCAGTTACCGTTGTTACACCAGCCTGTCTATATTTTCTTGTAATATTCTCATTGTAATTCTCATAGTCTTCTAATAGTTGAATTTGGTCAGGAAACAATTCCAATGGAACATATTTTTTTTGTGTATTATCGAAAGTCTGCAGATATGTTTTTAAAGCGTATGGGGTATCTTTCATGATACGAGCATACTCTTTTAATTGTTCTATTTTACTATTCATATATATAAATACAAAAAAAGGGGGTAAAAACCCCCTTTTAAATATTATCGATTATCGTCATCATCGTCATCCGATAAACTAATACCTAAATCACCTAAAAGATTTCTCATATCATCATCAGTAAAATCATCCGCAACATCATCTAAATCATCATTAAATGCAGCCATCGCAGTTTGGTAATCTTGGTCTCTAAGTAATTGTTCAATTCCTAACATTAACTCATTCATTAATCTTTTACCATTTTCAGAACCTGAAACAACCTCCTTTGCGAATACCAATAAATTTTTTGCTGGTAATTTGAATATTGTCATTAGTAATCTATTCTGTAGATGCATCTTATTTACATCAGTTAGGATATCTTCAGGAAATTGTTTTCTCATTCTTTCCCATATTGCCGGCCCTAATCTCAAATCCCATACTTCTTTTTCTAAAGTATCTTCTGATTGTTGTACCGCATTAAAAGTTTCTAAATCATCTGGGTCACCGGCGTATGAAATTAATTCCATTACCGCTTTAACCAATTCATGGACAAGTACGGGAAAATTAACAGCTTCTACTGTTATTTTGGGAGGGTTGGAATTTCTATCCACTTTTTGTTTACCAGCCATACTTGACCCACCTTCTCCGCCTCCACCCATCATCATTTTCATTTGTTCGTCACTTAATTGCCAATAAAGTGTATCGTTAATTGACATTAAAATACCATATTGGTTTATTAAGTTTTCAGAACCAGTAATTTCCTCAATTTTATCAGGAACATAATGATACATAAAGTGAGCCTTTTCTGATGCACCTTGTATCATACTATTAATAAATCTTCTTTTTGCTTTTTCTAAATCAAGTTTTTCCAAATCACCCATTAAATCCTCCTCAACCTCAATATTTACTTCTGGAGCATTTTGTTGTTGACCTTGTTCTCTATTGAAATCACTCGAATCAATTTCACCTGGATTAACAATTTTAACATCAAATTGTAACTTATTTACTTTTTTTCTATTTGTGTCAGTTGTTTGATATGTATATGCCATATATACACCACCACTAAATTCAATACCAGCACCTTCTTCAATTTCCTTCGGTGTAAACACATTCAGTTCTTTTACAACTAAATCAACTGATAATTTTTCTAATTCTCCTCTATGAGCTCTTTCGGTTTGTATAATTTGATTATGTGCAGTCATCATCATTTGAGCTAACGGCATTATATCATTAACAGTCCTAAGAGGTGTATTAATACCTGTATATTGTCTTAGGTTATTAATTACTTGTTTGTATCTTTCAGACGCTAAAAGTTCTTGGAAATTTTTATTGGGTTCATCACCTGTTTTAGGAAATGGAATTTTTTTCAATGGAGTATCTCCTTGAGCTAATTTATTTTGTATACCTTGGTCAGGTCTATCTTCCGTATCGAAATCCATTGCCATCTCTTCTAAATTTTCTTTAATTAAAGATAACAAATTTTTTTTACTAAATTCCATTTTTAATTCTTTTTTTTTCAGCTAATGCTTTTGGAGCATGATTAGGTCCTGGTTTAGGACTAAATGGGTCATCAGTTTTAGGTTTTTCTGTTGGTCTCTCTCTAACAGGTCTTTCTCTAACCGGTGTTTCAGTTTCTCTTTCCTTTTCTTTCTCTTTGGTTGAGGATGAGATGATTGAATCATATGTCATAAATTCGGGAACACCGTTGTGTCCAATTTTAGCTTTACCTGGCATTGGATTTGATGTTGTCATTACCTTTTCATTAATAATACCCATAATATCTTTTTTAGATGTGAATTTTGTAAATTTACTTTCCGCCAAAGATAACACCCATTCTGATAATTCCGTATTTTCTTTTTTTCCTTTTATGTTTTTTGTTTTCTTTCCATGTTTTTTATCTTTACATGAACATTCTTTCATTCCACAAATAGGACAAACATCTTCTTTACCTTCGTAAGTTTCAATAGTTTTACCTTGTTTTTTTGCGTTTGCGATATCCACGGATGCAGTTGGACTACCAGCTTTAACCATAACACTTTCATTAAATAGTGTTTCACATAAGGTTTTAAGTTCGTTATCACTCATCATAATGATGGTACTTCTATTAAACCCCTCTGATAATAATTTTCTTACAAATTCTTTTCTTGTTGTCATGATATTTTAAATTTTAAATCTTGTTTTTCTAATTTTAAATCTCTCGATTTTAGTTTATCTATTACTTTTTCGTATGATTCACCAAAACGGAAAAATAATCTATCATCCTCCATATCGAAGTTTGATTTCTCCCAAGCCATGGCAATTATACCATCCACAGCATCAATAACACCGAAATAGTCAGAATTTTGTATTAATTCAAAAACTACATCGGTGTCACGTAAAAGACCAACTTGGTCTATATATTTCACATCCGGAGATTTAGGACTTACTGTTGATGAGGCTGGTATATCGAACCATTCTTCCATGTCAATTTCTGCACTATCACTAAAGATAAATTCGTACTGTTTTTGACCTTTGTAATCGGAACCAATCTCATTAACATATATTAAACGCATTTTACTTGAAATATTTTCCTAAAGTTTCAGAAATACTTTTGTTAATTTCACTTTTAATTTCGTCCAAATCTAATTCTTTTATTTCTTCCTCATTTGAAGTACCTAAATCAGCGTATTTTGATAAATCAACTTCATCTTGTACTGCCGGCATATTTAAGAATTCTTGTAATTTATCCATTGTTTCACCCAATTCTTCATCACCTGTTGGTTCTGATGGTGCAGCTTCATCATCTACTGGAACATCAGATGTATCAACATCGGAATCAGCATCTTCTTCGACATCTCTATCAAATTTCTTACCTATTTCTTCAATATCTTCATCTTCAAGTTTATTCAAATCAACAGCTGAAATAATCATGTTAAGTACGTATTTTATATCGTCACTTTCCATTTTAGATTTTTGGTCTCTTAATTCTTGACCTAATTTACCTGAGAATTTTTGAACCTCAGCCATATAATCTGAAGGTTTTGCTTCTCCACCTATTTCATCTGAAGGTGGCATTTCATTACCCATATCATCTGAAGGTGGCATTTCAGCACCCATATCATCCGAAGGTAAAGGTTCATTCATAGGTTGTTCTGAATTCATAGGTGGCATTTCTGCTCCCATATCGTCAGCCGGTGGCATTGGTTCAGATTCTGGTTTATTTTGTTTTAAAACATATTTTGTTGCTTCGTTTAATTCCGAACCACTTAATAGGTTCATTCTTTTATCAGCATCCGCATATGAATTAAATCGGTTTTTGTTTTTCATGAAAAGACCACCGATATAATCAAGGGTGTTTTCATTTAATCCTTTTTTTACATAGTAACCGTCTTTTTCTTTAACGATACCAAAAACACCGTTTGATGATTCTGTTATACGTTCAACTTTAGATGTTGATGATGATGACGTGGTATTTTGTTTATTACCGTAATAAGTCAACTCAAGGATACGTTTAAGTTTATCGTCTCCGTTAAGTTTCTCACTTCCTAGTGGTTTTAAGTCTGCCATTTTTGTTAATTGTTAAATATGTTATTCTTCGTTATCCTATAAATACATGAATATAGGAAAAAAATTTAAGTTTTCTATTGTGGGAGGGACAATTTCTTATTTCTAATAGAAGTTTTGATATTCATCAATTTCTCAATATACCCATTTCTTCTTAATAGTTTGAAGGTTAGGTTCTCATATGAGTATTCCCCACCACTTTCTAACCCACTCTGTCTAAACTTTTTTATTTTTGATTTTAATTCGTTTAAATCTTTTGTGATGTCATTACCCTGTTCTGATTTTTCAGAAAGGTCGTCAATAAGTTTTGCGTATTCTTCACCCTTTTCAAGGATTATCTTGTCATCAATTTTTGGATTTGATTTCTGAGGTTCAATAACCCATTCATTATTTAATATTGAATATACACCAGATGATAGATGTTTATCATCAACATCCTGTACATACAATTCAACTTCATAGTTTTTAATTACAATATCAGTTGAACTATTCCAAAGTCGTCTTTTTAAATCAAAAAACTCTTTTACGATTGTCATATAAACCTCGGAACTCACTTTTCCCGAACTAAATTCATCAAAATCTATTAATATGTGTATATCAACATCGGAATATTTTGACCAATTATAATTAGATAATGAACCTGTTAAAACAATATCAAACACAAAAAAATCAATACCTATAAATTCTAGAAATTCATTAGAGATTTCCAATAATTTTTTTCTAACATCATCTTTTAATTTATGGTTACCGTTATCATTAGAAAAAATAGTATCGGGCAAAGAATCTTTTGACTCAAAAGATTTAACAATCTCTTTGTCTGCGTCTTTATCCTCTATTAGTTCCTCAAATAAACTCATTGTACCTTTTTATATTTAAATGTTCTTGAAATGTTTCCGTTAAAGTATTTTCCCTGTGATTCAGCCATTCTGAACTTAGTGAAAGTTTCCCAAGGAACTTTTTCATACTCATAAATAGAGCCGTTATTGAATTCCATCAATAGAGTTTCATCCTCTGTGTTAAATTTTGCTGATTTAAGATTTGACGATGAGATAGTTACCTCAATCATCTTACCTTCAATTTTTTCTGAAATAATACCCATAGTGTTTTTTATTTGGTAATATAAACAATAAATATCAAATAAAAAACCAATAATGTTGAATACTTGTGAATGAAATAGTACCCAACATTTGTTTTTTATATAAAATTTTAGTATCTTTATAAAAATTATAAATAATATGTCAGTAGATTTTTTCGAAGATGGGCCGGTTTCAAACCCTAAAAGAACCAAAAAAGGTTCAACTACACCGATTCTTGATAATTTTTCAAGAGACCTAAATAAATTAGCTGAGGAGGGTAAAATTGACCCTGTTATTGGAAGAGACAAAGAAGTTAAACGAATTGCACAAATTCTTTCTAGAAAAAAGAAAAATAATGCAGTTATTGTTGGTGATGCTGGTGTGGGTAAGTCCGCATTAGTTGAAAAACTTGCATTAATGATAGTAAAGGGTGATTGTCCCACCAATCTTTTAGATAAAAGAATAATGTCACTTGATTTAACATCATTGGTGGCGGGAACAAAATATAGGGGACAATTTGAAGAGAGAATAAAAGCAATTTTAAACGAACTACAAAATGAACCAAATGTTATTATTTTTATTGATGAGTTACACACAATGGTTGGTGCCGGTAATGCAAGTGGAGCAATGGATGCTGCGAATATACTTAAACCAGCTTTGGCGAGGGGGGAGATGCAATGTATTGGTGCAACAACTTTTGATGAGTTTAAAAAACACATTGAAAAAGACGGGGCTCTTGTAAGAAGATTCCAAAAAATTATCTTAAAAGAACCAACAATAAATGAAACTATTCAGATTTTAGAAAACTTGAAAACTTCATATGAAAATTTTCATAAAGTACATTATGATGATGGTGTGGTTGAAATTATTGTTAAATTATCTGATAGATATATAACCGATAGACAATTTCCAGATAAAGCAATTGATGTAATGGATGAGTTGGGTTCGGATAAAAAAATAAACACAAAAATTCCTGATTCTATTGAAAAATTAAAGAAAGAATCGGATGAAATAAAAGAAAGAAAAATCCAAGTAGTAAAGAGTCAAAACTATGAACAAGCAGCAAAACTAAGGGACGAGGAAAGAAAAATAATTGCTAAATTGGACAATGAAAAAATTAAATGGTTAGAAAAACAAAAAGACAATAAAATACCAATTAGTGTTGATGATGTATATGAAATAATATCTCAAATGACTGGTGTTCCAATAAGTAAATTGGATAGTAGAGAAACTGAAAATTTATTAAAAATTGATGAAAGGTTGAAATCTAAGGTAATTGGTCAAGATGACGCTATTGGTATTATTTCAAAGGCTATTAAAAGAAATAGAGTTGGTATTAAGGACGCAAATAAACCTATTGGGTCTTTTATCTTCTTAGGTTCTACGGGTGTTGGTAAAACATATCTTGCAAAATCAATTGCTGAAATTTTATTTGGTGACCCCGAAAAAGTTGTTAGAGTTGACATGAGTGAATTTATGGAGAAACATAATGTTTCAAAATTAATCGGTTCGCCTCCGGGATATGTTGGTTATGATGAGGGTGGACAACTAACTGAGAAAATTAAAAATAACCCATTTTCTGTGGTTTTATTTGATGAGATTGAAAAAGCACATAAAGATGTGTTTAATATTCTCCTTCAAATTCTTGACGAGGGACATTTAACCGATTCATTTGGTAGAAAGATAAACTTCACAAATACCATTATAATTATGACTTCTAATATTGGAGCTAAAAAAGTGTCCGATTTTGGTGGTGGAGTTGGTTTTAACACAAAATCAAGTGAGACACAAAAATATGAGGTTAGAAAAAGTATCATACAAAAATCACTAAAACAACAATTTAATCCTGAATTTTTAAATAGAATTGATGATGTAATTTTATTCAACTCATTGGATAAGGATACCATGAATAAAATCATACAAATTGAATTAAATAAACTTGTTAATAGACTTAAAGAAAAGAACTATAACATTACTTTTGATAAAACGATTATTACCCGTATTGCTGAACTTAACACCCAAGAGGAGTATGGAGCAAGACCAGTTAAAAGAATCATTCAAAACCTTTGTGAAGACTTTTTAAGTGATGAAATTTTAAAGGGAACAATTAAAGAAAAAACTAATGTTACCTTGAAAATAAAAGACGGAGAAATAAAAATTTTTAAAAAATAGTATTAAATATTGAGATTTTCTAAAAAAGATATATATTTATATTTATACACATAGGAAATCTTTGCCGAAATCCTTTCGTTTTTTTAGTCTGTGGTGTTGAAACCACAAAATGACCTCAATCCCCAACCACTCGTTGGGGATTTTTTTATTTCAAAAGTTTTTAGTATATTTGTGGAGTAATGAGAAAATATGCATACTTTCTTGCATTTGTCGCAATGATTTCGATGAGTGCATGTGGTTCAAATGAATCAACCACAGAAACAGGAAAAACAGATTCAACATCAGTTTCTATTGACACTACGGTAGCTCCAGTTATGGATTCTACGGCGGTATCAACTGATTCTGTTAAGTAATTAAACGAGTGCTCACTACTACATGTGGTAATGTGAGTTAAATGTATTGACTGTGACACCACAGCTTGTTTTTTTAATTGAAATAATTATGGATATGGAATATACAAAAGATTTAATATTATTAAGAGGTTTACCTGGTTCGGGTAAAACAACTTTGGGTGGGGTTATTTTACATATGCCAAACAATCAGTTGAAACCTTTATCCGCTGACGATTATTTTGTTGATGAGAGTGGTAATTATAATTTTGATGCAACAAAATTAAAAGAGGCTCACAATGACTGTCATCAAAGATGTTCTCATCTTATGCAAAATAGTGTTATGAAAATCGTGGTTTCAAACACATTCACTCAAGAGTGGGAAATGGAATCATATTACCAAATGGCCGAAAGATACGGTTATAGAGTACATAGTATCATTGTTGAAAATAGACACGGAGGTGTAAATGAACACAATGTACCAGAAGAAAAACTTTTACAAATGAAAAACCGTTTCGAGGTGAAACTATAAAATGATTGAAAAATTAGAACAGTACCACAAAGATGGTTTGTTGCAAAAACAAATCCACCCAACTCTTGATTTAACCATATGGAATTATTCACCAAAAGTTCAATATGAAAGATTGTGGGATGAGATAACTGTGCAATGTCGTGGTCTTGTTACTAACAGTAAAGGTGAAATTGTTGCAAGACCATTCACTAAGTTCTTCAATTATGAAGAATTAACACCTGAAGAAATACCAAATGAATATTTTGATGTCTACGAAAAAATGGATGGTTCTTTGGGTATATTATTCAATTACCAAGACGAATGGATTTTAGCAACGAGGGGTTCATTTACTTCACCACAATCAATAAAGGGTCGTGAATTACTTGAGAAATACGATT